TCAGTATCATCTTCTATCTTTACTAGACCTGATGTAGATGCAGTAGCGGTTGAATAAGTAGTATCAGTATCTGTATCAGTATCAACCCAAGGTACGTTTACTACAGCTTGACCAGTTCCATTTAACTGAACACCGTAAGTTCTACTTGCTGTCGCAGTTGCAGTATTCGCTGCTACAGTCTGTGCAGTACCATCTTCTAGCTTAACTAAGCCTTCAGTAGAAGTAGTTGCAGTTGAATATGTTGTATCATTATCAGTCTCTTCAACCCAAGTTAAGGTCTCAGTACCACTTACGTCTGTCAGTTTAAGGTTATATTCTTTGTTTGTATCAGTAGCGATACCTGCTGGTGCTGTAGGTAAATCAATTAAATTACTTACTTGAATCTTTTTAGTTACACTTGCAGAAGTATCTACAATAGCTATAACATCATCTGCTGCTGTGGTTGTTAATTCGGTTAATGCTGATATTTTTACTGTTGACATTCGTTACTCCTTAATTAAATATGAGCCAGCTTCTGAGAATAAGAAATCACCATTCTCGGCTTGAAGCTCAACCTCTGGTGTTGTAGATGGAGATGTTCCACCAGCTCTCCTTCTAAAGAGATACATCGCAATAGTCTTACGCTTCTTCCAAGGATGTCTTTTAATCTTAGGAAAACTCATAATCTAAATAATTGTCTACGTCTACCTATGTTTTGTCTATCTTCTAGACTCACTAATTCCTCTACTATCTTCTTAAACATAGGAGCATAGGTAGTCTTAACTTTAGAATCAGTTCTATTAGCTATGGTCCCTCTACTAGGTGGAGTATAAGTTCCTCTACCTTTAGCACTGCTACTAGAGTCACTAGGTGTAGTAGTAGATATGTGTTTAACTTTATATGTAGTAGACTCTAAGTTCTTACCTACTCTCTCATTATGAGCTTTTATTTCTTCACCTTTATATGTAGGTGCCTTACCTTCTTTACTGATAGGTTCTAGTTCTTCTTTAGGGTCCATAATATTCTCTAGCATATCTACTAGACTATCTACCTCACTGGTAGGTTTTTCATCACCAGGAAAAAATAATTGATTCTCTTCTAAGTATTCTTCAATAGATACATAATCTTCATCATTATCTTTCTGATGTTTATAGTCTTCACCATATTGAGCTACTATTATCCTAGACCAGAGAGAACGAATCTTTTCCTTAATTCTTTCTAAGTCTAGTCCTGATGTACTATCCTTAAATATATCGTTACTAATCATAACTCTTACCTGCAGTTTTGTTTCTATGGTTTTCTCTTAAATTCCACTTATGCCTATCAGCACCAAATGAACTATAGTCTTTACCATATTGGAAATTAGTACAGAATGTTTGTTCAAAGTAGGAAGGTTCCCCACAATCAGAACAGATTTGTGTCTCTTCTCTATCTTTATAAGAGATAATAGTATCTGTTATGTGTTCTTTGTCACACTTATATGAATATATAGGCATAGTTTAAACCTCTATAATTAACTAAGAATAACCCCCTCAGTATAGAAGGGGTTACGTCTTAATTAACTACTCTGACTAAGCAGCAGGAACTACAAATGCTAAACCAGCATCATTTCGTAATTCTTTAACTCCGTAGATAGTATCAGCAGTAAACAAGTCACCTAAGTATTCTTGTTTGTATTGCGTCTGAGTACGAACACCCATCTGCTCCGCTAACACTAAGGCATCTTTGTGCATCAAGATACCTACACGCTCAGTACCTGCAGCAGTGTTACCAGTACCACCACTTACTTTAACAGTAGGACAGTTAGTTGAGATGTAAACATCTACACCATAGATTTGTCCAATCTTACCTGTCTTAATTGCATCACCAGAACCAATGAACTGTTGTTCAGTGAATCTCGCAATACCTAGTAAGTCATTAGCTGCTACTGGTGGAATAATTAGTACACGATTATCCATCGGAACGTCTGCATTATCAAGATTCAATAAGAACGCACGAATACCAGCATCATCGATGTCAGCTTCGTTAGTACCCGTAAAAGCAGTAGTACCAGTACCAATAAACGCAGTATCGTAAGATTTATCTGTAGTGGTACCAGTCTGGAAACCTTCTGCAAGGTCTATCAGGTTGGTATCTACTTGTTTAGCTAAAGCATAACCAGCGTCCTCAGTATAGAACTTCCTCATTGAAGATAGCGACTGAATTTCAGCGATGTCTTCAATTAGTTTAGAATATTCATAGTGTTTATCAATTAATACATCCACAGCTGTGTTAGCAGAAGCAAGCAATGTTACCTCTGTGTCTGCTACCTTAACAGCAGCAGCCCCTCTAGTGGGTACAGGAATGTGAATAGTATCGCCCTTCTTACCTTTATGTGCGATTTTAGTTACTACATTAGCAACTACTAAGTTTGATTTATATGCACCAATAACTTCATCTGACCATAGTTCAGGTATGAAATTATTAGCAATGTTTGCGGTTACCGCAGGTGAGCCTCCAAAAGCCATTTTATTTTCTCCTTAAATAGAAATATTATATATAGTTATGTGACCCTTCCATCTGCATAAGCTGCATAGATTTCACTCTGTAACGACTCATACCTGTTAGGGTCTTCCATTTTTAATCGGATTAAGTCTGCCCGTCTATAGGACTTACCGCCTCCTTTTGAACCCGTAGCACTCCTTGATTCAGTAGTAGCTGCTTTAAGTCTCGTCTGTCTATCCTCTGCTGCTGCTTGATTTACTTCTTGTGTCTTCGAGACCATAGAACGGTCTTTCCAATTATTAAGTAGCTCATTAGCTGCATCAAAATTATAGGCATCCGCTGCTTGAAATAACTGCATACGAATAGGACTGCCTTGTACCCATTCTTGAAACTTATCATCTTGAATGACAGTATTAAAATCTGGGTGGGCTTGTTCCAGTTGTGTCTTACTCGAAGCTTGTGCTTGTTGAGCTTGAAACTCCTGGAACTCCTGGAACTTAGGATGGTCCTCAATCATTTGATTAACCGCTTTATTTGGGTCCTCGAAAAAGTCCCCCATCCTATCTTCCTCTTGTGTTTCTTTTGAGGATTGTTGTGGATTATTCTGATTTCTCGTCACTTCAGCTTGTAGGAAACTATCGGATAACTTTCTTAACTCACCTACTTCTTGAGCTTTACGGCCCAATTCTTTCTCTAAGTTAGTATAACTATCTACAATATCTTCTACACTCTTACCAGCAAACTTATCAGGAATTATACTAGATGTTGTATCCTCAGCTTCTAAAGTATTAACTTCAGAAACATCAGATAGTTGGTCTATACTTGATACCTGTTGTTCTTCGTTTGTTATTGGTGATTGTTGTATTCCTACCGCTTCTGAAGTTTGGGATTCAGCGTCCACTACTATATTACTCATATCTTTAGGTCTCCGTCCCGTTAGGGATTATGGATTTAATTAAAATGGAGTTAGACTAAAGGTCTAATTCTCCCATCGCTAGTTTAGTTGTTTCCTCTAAAGACAATACCTGTCTTAAGATTGACAACTGACCTCTGTTAAACCAAAGGTCTTTTTCAGATTCTACTGAATCTAAATTATTATAAAGTTGTTCTAGATTACTAAATTCTTCAATTAAATCTAGCCAACCATCTTGTTCTGTTAGTGATATTCTATCGTTATAGAACTTTTTATCACTCTCTGTTATTGAATGCGTTTGCATAATTTAGCATTGTCTCCGATTTGAGGTGCTCTATTTCAGGTATATTTCTTACTGTCTCACTATTTACATTCTCTGTGTCAGCCTGTAGTTTATCTATAGCTGCTAGGTCTTTCTGTAGTGAGATTATTCTTTCCTGCATATCTAATTCAGTAGGTTGTTTAGAACCTGCTTCAGCTGCGTTCTTCATTGCTTTAGTTTGTTCTTCTTGTGCTTCAGCTAAAGTCTTCTGAATATCTGCTTCAGCTTGTTTCATCTGAAGTTGATGATGATACTCTTGCATCTGTTGCTCTTGAGGGTTAGGTTGCATACTTTGCATTAGTGCATTAACTACCTGGTCTCTATTGTGCATACTAGAATTTTGGAATACAGATACTAATAGTATGTTGAATGCTGGTGAATCTTTAGGTATAGACTGTAGCATAGACACCATCTGTTGCATCTCTAATTCTTTAGCCATAATACCCATAGTTGAGTAAGGCACAAACTTGTAATCTGCTACAGGATAACGGTCTACATCAAACTGAATCTTTCTCCACATAGTCTTATTAATCATAGGGATTAAGAAGGTATTCTGGAAGTTCATTAAAGTACGCTTCTGTCTTTTGATAGAAGCTGATTGTATCATAGACATACCACTAGAAGTAGCTCTATCTGGTGTACCTACATCAGCAGAACCAGTTCCCATCTGTACCATATTCTGTAGTGCAGTGACTTGATTATACGTCTGGGGGTCAGTCTGTCCTAAGGTCAAAGGCATAATAGCCTGTCTAGGGTCACCATTAGTCAAGATAGTCTTGCCTGGTCTCACCTCTAATTTTAGACCTCTAGGTAGACGAGTAGCATCTGCTGCCATCATAGGTGTAGTTGTTAGGGCTAGAGAGTCAATCCTAGCTCTCATCTCAGCATCTAATGCCTTTTGAGGATTATACCCCTTCTCACATACACCTCTCCCCCAGAACTTATTAGGTACTAAGTCGTGTTGATAAGTTATGAAAGGTCTGTCTTCCATCATAAATGGATTTTCTTCAGCTCTCAATATGTACTTATCATTAGCTATCGTTACGACTGCTTCTACTAATTCATCATCATTGTACTCAAAATCATCTTTATCTACTTCTTTATTTAAGAATCTCTTTGGTATTCGTCCCCAGTATTCACAAATCTTAATCTGGTCTGAGGCATCTCTACCGCTGTACTCAGGGTCATAACCTACTTGAGTTATACTTACATCCCCTTCAATATCTAAATCTCTATAGACACCTCTCTCCATACCTTCATTGATGACATATCTAGGCTTATATACTTCGTGAGCTACTCCTAATGCCTCATCTATTGAGGTAGCACTAGGGTCAATTAAAAATTCTTTAGGTGATACAGGTTCTACCCTTACAGTTATAGTATCATATTCCTTTAGTTGTCTAGTAGTAGTTAGTGTTCCTTCTATAGGAACCTCTACAGGTTGTTTCTTTGTCTTCTCTTCAGTGATTATCTTACCGATACCAGTACCGTAGATGGCCGCATTGAGAAATACTTCACATAGAGCATCTTTTGCTCCTGATTCTTCTAAGTCTTCTTGTAGTAGATTACGTATATATTCAACATCTTGTTTCTCTGGGTCCATAATATCATCTTGGATATCGAACCACTTACCTCTTCCGAACGTAGCTTCTTCAATCTCTGCTACACTAGATTCTACTGCTTGTTGTAGAGCAGGTGCGATGATTCTAGACTTCTCAGACTGTCTATTTCTATCTTCAGCAGCCCATATACCACGCCATAGACGATAGTATTCATCCCAAGATTTTAAATAATTAGTATCCCTGTGGTTACGCCAGACTTCTAATCTAGACTGTAACCAAGAAGCTAATGCTCTATAATCATTACTGTCGTCTTCAAACATAATTTTTACTAATATCCACTAACTTCATCATAAGGTTCCCACTCATCTTCTAATTCAATAGTGTGCATAAAATCTGCAACACTCACCTGGTCTATATAAGCTAAGGCATCTATAATATCATCGTGAGTTCCTTTCGTAGGAAACTCAATTAATTGTGTCTCTAAATCCTTTATGTAACTAATATCAGGATTAAATGTAATCTTACCGTGCTCTAATCTTCCTTGTAGTGCCCAGGTAATTCTATCTGCTTTCTTCTTACCACCGTGAGTTACGTCTGTAATAGGTACCCATCTACCGTTAGACCTCATCTCATCTTCTAGGTAGGGTAGGATAGCATTCTTTAATGACCCTGACTCAATACCTACAGTAGTTACTTTATTTTCAATAGCCGTCTGTAGAATTTTCCTAGCGGTTTCTTTAATGGACCAACGACCGTGAAGTATATTCTTAACCCACCAAGTATCACCATCGATTTTAACGAGAGCAATCGCTGTTTCATCGAGCTTAGAACTTTTAATACCTCGTCCTTTCTCCACTTGTTCATAACCAGCAGGGTCGACTGCCATAACATAGTTACCTTCTTTAGGTTCTTCATCATCAAATTTTATCCAATCACTCTTAAATATACCACCAGTAAAAGAGACAAAACTTGCCTCGAACTCCTGTCTGAATGCTTGAGTAGACATTGTCTCTCTAGCTACTGCAATCTCATCTGGGTCTAGTATAGGGTTATCTGTACTATTATATTGGAATGCCTCCCAATCCTTATTTCTTTCTTTATTTGCTTCCTGCCATATCTCATAGAAGTGATTCTTACCAGCAGGTGTACCTATAAATAATGCACCACCTTTTACATCTGCCAACGTAGGTCTGATGATTTGTTCCCATACTTCTACTTTCATAGAGGCATATTCATCCATAACTACATATGCTAGTCCTACACCCCTTAGGGTATCTGGCCTATCTGAACCTTTTAAACTAATCTTCCTACCATTAGTGAGAGTCATAGTAGCAGTATTCTCGTGGGTACTCTCTATTAGTTCAGTACCTTGGAGTAACTCCTTGAGCATACCCCACATAATATCTTTAGCCTGCTGGAAGGTAGGACCAATATAGAATACATCCTTATCAGTAGATTGTAGTGCATTGATAATTAATATCCAAGCTGCTAATCTACTCTTCCCAAATCTTCTTCCTGCTGAGACTACTTTAAATCTAGCCTTAGAGTTAAATATCTCTAACTGTGCAGGGTGTAACTTAACATCGAGTTCGCGACTCATCACCCCTCTCTTAAATTAAGTTCAGCTAAGCTACATAATTTCTCATCTAACTCTTCATCTTTAATGATGACACCCTCTTCATAGTCTAGAGGTTTAATTGCTTCAGCTTCTATAACTTTAGCTTCAAGCCCGCCTACGTTGATGACAATATTACCAGTACCTTCAGAAGACCTTAACTCTACAGCTTTAGTTGTAGGTAAGATTCTATCCATACACATCTTAAGACAAGTACGGTCACCTTCTAAAGCCATCTTTATGACCTTCTCTACAATCTCTGGCCCTTTAGTAGACATCAACTCTCTACTTAAGGCAGTGTATTTATTTAGAGAACCCTTAGGTCTTCCATTAGGATTCATAGCGTGACCCTTCTTCATCTTAGGGTTACCTTTATTTAATCTTCGTTTATCATCAGGTCTCATACTTAAGCTCTCTCTAGATTAGAAATAGCCTATCTAGACGTTTCTTAAGTTTTATTCCTTACTGGCAGCTGGAGGTGTTATCCCTTAAGTTGCTTTAGTGAAGAAGATTAAGTAAAGAGTTGTCTGAGTGTAGGCTCTTCAGGGTGAATCTTTAGTAGTATGTTTCTGTACTACCTATACTATTATTATACCATATTTTAATCTAAAAGTCAATAGAGGGGATTAAATAAATATTGTTCCTCAGTCCCCTTCAGGCCACATAAGCACACACCGCATCTGGTAACACTAGTAATATTTAACTATATATCCCAATATTCTCTCTCATCTGTCCGTGAGTGTAAATATTATATACTGGGAATCTCTCAGGGGTCCCCTATAGGCCTTACGCCTACAGTGTTTGGAGCCACTAGGGGGATTCAGAGGAGACTTATAAGATATAGTTAAAAAATACCTAAAGTTTAAACATAAGAGACTATGAGTGTAGCTCTAGGTACTACTTAAGAATAATCAGGTACTACTTAAGAATAATCAGGTACTACTTAAGAATAATCAGATACTACTTAAGAATAATATTTTAAAATAAGTGTTGACATATTAAAAATCTATGTTAATATAGTTGCAATTAAATAATAACAACGGAGATAATAATGGAAAACACTGAATACAATACATACAACGTAACACTAGCACAGGTTAAAGCTGTACTGAATAAAGGTGGTACCAGTCTCTATTTAGAGACGGGAATCTCTAGTGCCTTTATTAAGGCCCAAAAGAGTGATTTTCTAGACGTATATAAGCTGGCAGATAATAACCAAAAGGCCGTTGATTATAACAATTGTAGTACAGATATATATGGGTG